TTTAATTCTCCTTTATGTTAAGTGTTTCATATAGTTTCTTAATAAGTTTTTCCTGCCTGTCAAGTTGAGCTTTTTGGTTTTTTAGCATTGCGAACATTGCAGGTATCATGATACGTTCGTTCCAGTCCTCAACAAGTCCGTTTTGATGCCGAGTAGCTTCTGGAAAGAATGCTTCTACGTTCTCAGCAATAAACATCGGGATATATCTTCCTTCATTCTCGTCCCCTTTAACTAGATATCCCTTTTTGTATTTCGCCCACGTTGGTTCGATATTGTACCATTCTTCAATTTCTTGCTCTGAAATATTGTTTCCAATATCTTTATAGCGTTTCGAGGATGAAGATTTCAGCATCAGCTGTTTGTATCCTGTACGTCCATCCCAACAAATAGTATTTGATGATGTCGTATACTCCATGTCTTCTATCTTTGGTGATTTTGCGAAAGATGCAGGATTAGTAACAGTTAAATTTTCAAATGTACCAGTGTCAGCCGATACCTCTGTGGCATATACGTTCAGACTGTTATCATTCCAACTGATTCCCCAATTTTCACTATTTTCAATTTCAATATCTACTTCATCGTCAAAGAACTTCTTGATATCAACAGGGAATATTCCATCGCTTGAAAACTGTACACCTGTATATTTCATGTACTTTGAATTTTCTTCGTAGCTTGTAAATACAGCATATCCAGAGCGATCAATTAATCCTTTAGCAGCATTATTGGCATCTTTAATTTTCAGATAACCGTTTCCATTCTTTTCGCCGCCCAACGTCAATTCACCGCCAAGTGCCGCACTGAAGCTGATATACAGTTGGCCATTCTTGTAGTACAGGCCTTTCCATGCACCATCATTTGATAGTATTTCTACGATTTGCGATTGCGTAAGACTTTCAACATCGATCACAACCGATACACTCTGCATGTCATACATATTGACCGTGCCGCCGGCCTGATATAACCTGCATCTGATGCTTACTACATCCCTTGGAATACCGATCGTAGTTCCATTTCCATCAGTTATTGTCTGCCCTTTCTCATCTACCAGAATCGTATACAGATAATGCCGTACCGTGTTCTCGTCTGATGAACTTGTGTATATGGTACTCCAGGTATTTCCATCAGTGGTTTCTTCGACTACAAAACGTCCCGCATATGGATGCCTGGTTGCTTCGTTTCCATCTCGATAATAAGCCTTGAATTCCAAAAAATTCGGACTGATCACTTTTCCTGCGCCACGTTTTAGTATGCTGCAGGATGATTCGAGCATATACGTTCTTCCTGGTGTACCATCCTTACCATTAGTTCCGGATCTGACTTTTGATACAGTGAATCTTTTTGTTATCACCAAATTCTGCAGATACACTGCCTTGATATCTATCCAGCCATCGTTCGCATTTAACTCGGTTACTGTGTAAGTCCTGGCTGTTTCATCCCATTTCCCGGCAACAGCCGCGGATTTCGTAATTGTGTAAGAACAATCTGCAGATATATCACTGGATCCATACATCACCATAACTTTTGTCTGGATCACGGGAAATGTTCCCTCAATCTTTCCATCTGCATCTGCTGCCACGGCCTGATATTCATTTGACAAGATCATCGTCATGTTTTTAGCTGCCGCAATACTATTATCCATTCTTTTTATCTTGTCTGATAATGCAACATCTCCAATTTTCAAGACATCAGGATTCATGTACACTGACTTTTTATCTACATCAACCTCGAATATAATTTTTCCATCAGGATCCTTTATTGTTAATGCTCCGGTATTGATCCACTTCGCATTGATTCCAATTGCATTCAATATAGAAGCGATCATGGTTCCATCAACCAGCCAGCCGGAATTCCATGTCTTACCGCCATCTGTCGACATGGCCCATCCTGCAGCACTGAATTTAACAACAATAGACGCATCAGACAGTTCTGGTTTGTCGCAAAAATATAGAATGCTGCTACCATCCTCCTGTGTTTCACGAATCGGAAAAAGTCCATTCTTTGTTTTCATCACAGACTGTAGCTTATCAAATGCAGCATCCCATTCCGTTTTCTGCTTTTTCAAGTTTGCACGTAATTCTTTATATACTCTGGTAGCCTGGCTATATCTAACACTTGAGAGACGTGTTGGTGCCTCTGCCCCAGATGTGAGCTTCTGCGCTGCATGAGCGTTATACTCTATATTGGTAAATATTGTTTTGTAGTGTCTGCCTCTGGCATCAGTTACCAGTCCCAGATCACCAGCCTCACGTGCCGGATCTGTCGGCACATCAACTTCCATTGGCCTGAACTGCAATCCATTTAACCGTTCGCCAAGATACGATGCAATCGTTGCACCATTTCCATCCTGAATCAATTTATTGCCGGAAATCTCCAGCACATATCCTTCAGCACCAGACTGATAAGTTGTTTCCTCAGATGTATCACCTTGATCTTCTTCAACCACTTTAATTCCTGTAATTACTACATCGTCGGTCTTTATTACTGAACCAGATAAAAGAGCATCTGTTTTTATTATTCCTTCTGTTTCCTCTACAATTATCAGTCCACTGACGTCTTCTATCAATTCACCATTTATATTGTAAAGGACACCGTCTTTTTTATATCCCCACATTGATTCCAATATTTCAGTGTTATACCATCTCGCAGATAATTTTCCATCAATATTGATTACAAAAAAATTGCATGCGATCTGTCCCACCCACTGTAAGATTTGCCGGAATGTCACGGATGAATCATCAGGTCGATTCTGCACTACATAATTATCGTTATCAAACGATGCCGTGTCTGGTGCCAAGGTAACTCCACAGCAACTGCAAGCGTCTCTTACTATATTTCCAAGAGTGGCAGGATATGCAAGTTTGCTCAAAGAATAAGGCTGATCAAACTTTACCATATCGTCAAATGCCTTTACTGATATCGTGTTTCCTGACTCCTCGCCTGGTTCCGCATTAAAGCTTCCTTTATTCAGCCACTCTGTAGATCCGTCCGGAAGTTCAAGCCCTATCTTCACAGTAATTAATGCTTCGCTGAAATCATGTGTATCAAATTTTCCATCTATGTTGTTGAGCTTCAGTGTAAGCTGATTGGCGTTTGCCGCTCCCAAATCAAAACTACTTGTATTTGAACTTGCTTCCGATATCTGCAGTGAAAAAATATCCATATCATCCACAGTTATAGTACTTTCATCCTGGAACTCAATACGCACCTCATGATGAAGTATTCCATTTTCTTTTGCAGCTTCTTTATAAGCCAATGTTGTCTTTATCATTCTGCTACCTCTGTATAATATCTACCGATACAGATTTGTACCAGTAGATTCCATCCCCTATATACCCAAGATGTTCTTTGCTCAATGTGCCCCTATAAGAATTTATCGTGATGTCAATCCCATCATCATGAAACGATAAAGGAAAAAATCCAGGCACAAGAATATTTTTAATTACTTTTACCTGCGATTCTGTCAGATATTCCCACTTAATACTCAGATTCTTTTTCTGTGCTACCACGCTGCCAATCATCAAGCCCGATAATGTACGTCCGGTATCGGAGGTCCATATGATCTCATCGTTTACGCTCAAAGACGTAGGTGCTGGGAGCACAGTACTCCCAGACCATAATATTTTCTTCGCCATCATTTTACCTCCACAGAGTTATATCTAATGTCCATAGCTGCTTTTGCCTCCTGAGTTGCTCTGGCGATCTGTGTGGAATCCAGATAGAATCCCATATTCGTTAACGCTGCAACAATTCTCATCACAGCCCGGTTTATGATAGATTCCAATTCAGCTCTGCTTACTCCGGATCCTGCTGCCATTGCCGCTTCAATTGCCATTTTTTTCAACTTATCTTCCGGCGCAACAACTTCGCCCTGATGCAGGTTATCACCGATCATGGCCAGCTGTGGTGTATTTGGTTTTACATAACCGCCCTGTGCCAGATGCGGAATCGTTGGCACCCTTGGCAGAGACAAGCCATAATGGCCATAGTGCCTGGTCTTCGTAATAGGGTTCGTAAAATCATAGCTGAAAGAAAATGCACTTTCTATCGCAGACAGTCCGGAATTGAGTTTGTGCATTAAATTATTAATTATGTCAATCACGGCATTCAGCGGAGTCTTTGCCAATGTCACAAGGGAATCGAAAATTCCCTTAAAGATATCTTTAATTCCGGACCACGCCTGCTTCCAATTTCCATGAAATGTACCTTTTATGAAAGTTATGATTCCATTAAAAATCGTCTTGGCGTCTCCCCAAATACGCTTCACGGATTCCAAAAATGTATTCAGGACTGTTCCCAACAGACCAAAGCTCTGCGACCAGTCTGTCCGAAAGATCCCCTTCACATAATCAATGAATGGCTGGAAGATGTATTTCTTCGCAAAGTCAAAGATTGATGTTGCAATTATCTTGAATCCCTGTAAGATTTCTTCAATTCCCTGCCAGCATTTCGAGAAATCATTTGTAAATACACCGGTACAGAAATCAATGAAACCACCCAGAATATCTGTAATCCCCTTAATCACATCACCTGCAACTGCCAGAAGATCTAAAATAAGCTCTCCAAGGCCTCCAATGATCGGTCCAAGAACCGGCATTACATTGTTAACTATCCATTCGATACATGGAACCAGTGCTGTTTCCCATAATGCTTTTAGATTCTCAAATACTTTACCAAGCAATTCAAGAATTCCATCCAGTGCCGGCTGAACATGTTCCTTCCATACAGAGCTGAATTTATCTGATATATAGTCCAGATATGGTGAAAGATATGTATTATAAGCATCAAGGAATGTTCCAAGGATATCCGATATGCCTTGTGTGATGGAGTCAACAAAGGGTTTGAAATACTGATCATAAACTGAATTGATTTTGTCGAATGTATCAGTAAAACTCTGTGAAAGAGCATCAAACGTAACTCTCCAACGTCCAAGCATGTTCTCCAGTGTTTCGGAGATCTTGTCTGTATTCTGGATGACCGGAACAGTAAAAAGTGATACAAAATCTCTTTTGAATTTAACTGCCAAATCTGCAGCTCCAAGAAATCCATCTGCAAATACCTGGATGATATCTGCAGTGATTGCCTTGGCATCATCTCCTGAAAAAACATCAAAGATATCTGCCAGCGCAACGCTGAAATCTCCTGAGAGTTTCGCAATCTCACCTGTCGCATCAAATAATGAAACAATGCGCTTTTTGATATAACCTTTGCTCTTTGCAAGGTATTTATCAACGCCTCCAACAAGATTGTCTGCCAGCGTAAGCCCGATTCTGGCCGTAGAACCAGTAATCTTGCCAAAAGCAAGAGCGATATTATTTGCGCATCGATTTGCCGCATTTACAACTGCTGTATCCGTGAAGATCTCTTTCAGATTTTTACCAATATTCTTTACAGATTTATTGATGGAATCTATCTTTTTCTGAGAATCGCCAAATCCAATTTCAAAACCCTTCTTGAACAGTTTTGCAAGTTCCTGGCAACGTTTCTGCAGAGCAGATAACTTTTCATCTGTCTTATCGATGACTGTATCGCCATCAGCAAGCTTTCCATAATCAACTCCATTCCCTGCCGTTCCTGTACTGCCTGTCGATGGTGAAGTTCCTGAAGATGATGTACTGGACTGCGAATCAAGTTTGTTGATCTGGTCGAATCCCATAAGGGATTTCATTTTCTTTGCTGCATTCTGTGCTGCCTTGCCAGCTTTATTGGTATTGTTAGTCAGATTAGAAGCTGCATCAGAAGCACCGTTAAGGCTGTCACCTGCATCTGCTGCAGAAGCAGCTATCTCTGATACACCATTACTGCCGCCATTGCTAGCTTTATTCCCTGTAATCAGTTCCGTAAATGCTTTAAATGCATTCGCCAGCGTAGCAAGCTTTCCGATTGCAATGTTGATCACCTTGATTACCGGAGTGAACAGATTGATCAATCCCTGTCCAATCGTAGCCATGAGTGATTGCGTCTGCAGGCTCAGAATCCTGCACTGGTTGGCCCACGAATCAGACGTACGGGCAAAATCGCCCTGTGCTGCAGACAGCTGGTCCTGAACGAACTGATATCGTAGAGCTACTTTTTCCGCCTCAGTCATTGCCGAGGTTGTTTTACCAAAGCCATTTGCCATGGCATAGGAATCAAGAGCCGTTTGTGTCATTACGACACCGAGATCTTTCAGCGATTCCGTCTCACCAGTAAAGACCGATTTCAGCTTTGTATAAGCCTCATCCTGCGATAAATTGTAAAAAGATGCTACATCACCAGCCAGACCAGTCAATGTTGTTCCCATGTCATAGGCTTGTTTTTCGGAAAATCCGAAAGCTTTCGCCATGGCACCGAATGTACCGGTGTACTGTTTCGCCATGGTCTCTGACAGACCAAAGCTTTGTGCAGCGCTCTTTGCAAATTTATCGACCTCTGAGGTCATGTGCGGGAAAGTAACATCTACAACGTTCTGAACCTCTGCAAGATCAGATCCAAGCTCTAGGCACTGTTTTCCAAAATCAACCAGCTTTTTTATGCCGAAAGCAGCCGTAAGTGCGGCACCTGTTTTTTTTGCCAGACCGGTTATTCCGGCCATCTGACTCTCGAATTGATTTTTATTTACAACCAGATCAAGTCCGATCTGTCCAATACTTGTAGCTGACATATATACCACCTGCCTCTGTCGCGAGGACATCGGCACAGTGGCACTACTTGTCCTGGTTTATCTTTATTTCAAATTCTTTCTTGCAGTGCCTTGCCTGACACTTAAAAAAGACACCCCGGCATCTTGCATCCGGGGTGTACTGTACTTTCTGCTCATGTCCGCAAAAAGGGCATTTTACTTTTAATCTTTCAATTTTTAATCACCTCCAAGGCCTGCCATACGCATAAATGCCATTTTCATCGCATCAAGCTGCGCATCCATCTGTTCTTTTGTTGTATGATTCTTTATAAATTCTGCATGTTTCGATTTCCATTCGTTGCGGATCCGATGTTGTTCCGGTGTGAAATTCTCCAGATACTCTTTCCGGTCTTCTGCGCGAACGGAAACAATCCTTCCAAGAGCTGTATCCGGGGCAATACCAACAAGAAGATCTCTGAACTCTTCCCATTTCATTCCTTCCGGAAGCTCTCTGGATAAACGAATCCCGTACTGTGATTGAAAAGATGATATGATTAGATCAAAATCATCTATCAGATCATAGTACGGGTCACTGCTCTCCCTTGTCTTCTCCCATGACCAATTCCATAGCAGACTGAATAATAGTCATCAAAGAATTTGCTGAAAGTTTCTTTCCATCTTTCTCCATCTTGCAGATCTTCTCTACATCTTCTGGGGAAAAGATAAGCTCCAATGCTTCTCCAACCGCCTGCAGTTCAGAATTCTCTGCGAATACTCCCATCAGCCGGAGCACTGTCTCCGCATCTGATTTTACTTCTACTTCCAGATCTCCGATCACAATGATCGGATTGGATTCAAAATTCAGTTTGTCTGTAATGTTGATTTTTTTCGCCATTTTTCTATCTCTCCTTTTTTCCACGCAAAAAAATCCCAGGATTACACTGCTGGTACTAAAGTTGGCTTGCCATTGCTGATCACGTCAAATTCCAGTGCGCCTACATTTGTAGCATCGCCGCCACCGCAGTTCTTTACATCAAACACAGCGTTCGCCCATGATACGCTCGTACCATCCGGGAAAATCCACTCAAAATACCCTTCTGCGTCATGTCCATTCTTGAACTGTTTACCTGCTACAAAGTCGTTTCCGGTATCTCCGATGTTTCTCTTGCCGTTAAGCGTAATAGTAAGGGCTTTGGCTGTCATTAATGCTCTCTGCCATCCTTCTGCATCCATTGGAGTCCAAGTTTCTACCCCATTGGAAAAAGACGGTGAGAAGGTCTCCAGATCTGCTACAGTTGTAGCGGATTCTTTATCAGCGCCAAGCTTAAACTGATTGGCTGATACAGGAAATACGTTAGTTGTTTTTCCTGCAAACTTCTGAAGATTCATTTTCATTCCTTTTTACCTTCTTTCTTCTTCTCAAAAATAAAAGCTCCTTCTATGACCATTTCATAAATACCGGCATCATCCGTGCCGACATCCTGAATTGGATAAAGGGGCTGAAAAAACTTAATCGTTTCATTGTTGATTGTTGCATCTCTCATGGCTCTCAGTTTCTCAAACAGCTCTGTAGCCGCTTCTTCTGTATCTCTTGGAGATTTATTCCAATGCACCAATATAGTCACGTATTTCTCGCCGTAGCCTTCCAGAGATGGTCCTCCGAGAGTTGCGTGATACGGATACTGGTGCTTGCTATTGTATGCTCCAACAGACTTATCTTCCTTGTCTGGAAGTTTTCCCATATACACGTGTTCCGCAATGCCAAGAGAATCGATATAATCTCTTACGTCTGCTAACATCATACGCCCGTCAACCTCCTATAGATTTCTTTGAATGCCTTAGCCGCGAAATCAGCTTCTTTACCACCCGGAAGCCAGTCTGTATACCATTTGCCACGGGCATTCGGGTTCTCTCCAGTCTGAAAATGATATTCCGGATGGAAATACAGACGGCGGGCATATGGAGTACTGGATATAATTGATACCTTTCCATGACTGCTTTCTGATCTGTCCAGGAACGTGCTTTCATTCTGGAGATTACCTGTATCTCGTGGAAATACCTGTGCTTGCACAACTTCCGTATGAAGTGCTTCTGCGGTCTGCTCTAAAGCAGTTATCTGTGCATCGGTCAGCTGTCGGATTTTCGGCAGATTCAGTTTTATCACGGAATTCACGTTGATCAGATTGCTCATACCAGCATCACCTCAGTATAATTTACAGATCCATCCGGATTCCTTGCTTTTGTCCCCTGCTCGATTCGTCTTTTCACTCCAAATATCGTAGCGGATCCACCAGAGATAACCGGCAGATCTGGACAGATGTCACCCGGAAACAGCGCCGTGCCGGTAATCTGTATCAATTTCTTCTCTGCTGTCAGAACTGTTCTTGCTTTATCCTGGTAATTACACTTTCCGGAATACTCTATGGCCTTAAGTGGTTCTCCGTACTCGTTCAAACCTTCTCTCTCAAAGCTACAGGTGATATCTGTCTTGCAGAGCCTTTTAGGGACTAAACATGGATATCTCATGTGATCACCTCGCTAACATACAGCATAATCCAGTTTGCTGTAACAGTGCATACACATCACGCTTCATCGCCACGCCTTTATCCGTGAACACATTCCAACTGCTGCCGAACTGTGCAGATACACCGTTGATACTGTACGAAGACAGCACACTGTTGATCTCATCCGCATTCTCATACTCAAAATCTGCCTGCATGCATACGACTTCCCGGATGATTTCCTGCTGGAATTCTGTAAGGGAAGAAAATCCCTGACTCACAATACGGTTGTAAGTCAGGGAATCAATGTGCCTGGATGCCTGTTTCAAAGCTTTCTCTATTTTTTCTTCCGGAATAATATCACCATCATGCTGATTTTGATAATAATCTTCGGTTACATATGATTTGTAGGACATGTATTCACCTCAAATCACTCTTCCGTTGCTGTATATTCCTCAGTATCTACATCGGCATAAACACTGTCAATCTTACCGTCGCGTCCATTCGGAAATACAAATACATCAGAGAAAGATCTGTTCTGATACAGATATCCATCTCCTTTTGTATGTGTACCTGGTGCAAAATAATAGATACTGTTGATCTTTGGAACTGTCTTGCAGGTCTGTCCGCATGCAATAAGTACGTTGATCTTATGGCTGCCCGGTGCTTTTTCATAATAAGTGCTGAGACTTTCTTTTACAGGGCTTTCCACTTTTGAATAGCTCTGCTCATCAGATGTTGTATAGTACTCTTTGCCTTTTACAATATCTGCGTCCTCAGTCTTTTTATATACCGCTCCGGTCGGTGCAAAACCGCCATCTTTCGGATTCCAGTCAAATGCGTCATAAAAACGCTCATCGTCAATAACTTCCATGATCGGTACTCCGTCAATGTCAGTTACTCTAGTCTCGATTCCCATGCCGCCTTCTGCAATCTGTGTCATCTCGATCTTACGTGTGAACTCAGTAGACTGCTCCAGGGCATCCATGATCTCACTGCGTACATACATAATCAGCGAACCCTGTGCTTTGTATCTTCTGAGTTTTCCTTTTGCAAGAATAGCCTTCAGCATGCCAAATACTTTAGCTTTTGTGTATGCGGATGTGGCTGTGGATCCATGGTATACTTCTGTATTCTGTGCTGCCTGGGCAACTTTAGAGAAGAACAGCGCGTCTGTTTCCGGAACAACCCATGTCTGTTCGAACACTCTGGAAATGTTCTGAATGGAAGCTGTAGCATTTGTCTCATCAACATCTGCTTTGTCTACCATAAATTCAACATCACGGTCATGTGTCAGTGTGTACGGTAAATCCTTCTGATCATAAGTTCCAGTATTCCAGCCGCCTTTTCTGCTGTGGTTCTTATAACCGGATGTGCTCATCTGGGTAAAGTGGAATGTTTTGGCATCAAGCCATCTAACATTACTGGTTACGAATGGAGATGTCAGAGTTCCCTGCATCAGGATTTCAAGGAGATCTGGGCTCCACTGTTCTGCATAATTTAATGCCATATTTTATACCTTCTTTCTTTTAGTTCCAACGGTTCCAACGCTTTGTTGGTACTGCCGTCTGGTTTGTAGTTGTTGTCTGCTGCGGATGCTGTGCCGGATTACCACCAGTTCCTACCTGAGTAAAACCGGTCTTTCCGTCAGCCTGTGGTTTCAGTGCTGGAACGTCTTCCAGTACTTTATTTACTGCTGTTTTCAATGATTCCTCATTGATTTTTCCATCTTCTCCCATGACCTGGCTTAAATCTGCCATTTTAAGGATGTATGGAATTGTCTTTGCTTCGATTCCCAGAGAAACAGCCATCATTGTAGCTGCACTTTCTACCTGCGCTGACTGAACAGCTTTCTGCGATGCTGCAAGCTGTGCCTGTGCCTCTGTGATCTGGTTCTGCATTCCGACAATGTCTGGCTGATTTGCTGCCTGCTGCTGTTTAAATGATGCAATAGCCTGTTCCATCTGTTCTTTTGAAAGTCCCTGCTGTCTAAAGTAGCCTTTCAGAACAGATTCTTCTGTTACAGTCTGTTTTCCTGCGATCAGGCTGGCCAGCTTATCATAATCAAACTGTGGTGTCTGCTGTGCTCCTGCAGGTGGTGTTCCACCATCCGCTCCTGAGGCACCTGCTCCCCCACCATCGCCAGATCCTCCTTCTGCAAATTTCTGCAGGTTCATTGGTACTTTGCATCTAAATCTCTTAAACATTTCTACATACTCCTTTACAGTTTTTTATGTGCTGTCTGCACGAATACAGTTTTACGTGTGTCTCACAAAAACAGTTGATAACCCGGTGTCTCCGCGTAGTTTAATGCCTTCGGGCATAAAAATAAGACGCTTAACCCTGCGCCTCAATGGGAGATTCCGGATCACCGCCTTTCGAATCGATAACCTCTGCTACTTTCATATACACCAGATACTCTGCTCTTTTCTTTGATACTGTCATGATCTCTCCTACAGTTCTGAGTTTCAGATCATTTTCTTTATCATAAAACTCATGCTTTACCCTGATCTTCACTGTTTTCACCTCCCCTCGTTGCGCCGGCGCAATTACAGTTTAAAGCACATGTTCTGAAATTTCTTATAAGCATCAAGGTATAACTCGTGCTTATCTCCGTTATATGTCAACTCATAATACATTCCATCCGGCACAGTTGTGCTCAGAAGTGCTTTGCTGTTCTGTAATGTCTTACAACTCCATACCACATACACATCATGTACTGTAATCTGTTTTTCATCAGTCTTGTCCATGTGGGAGTTGGTATATTCAGCTACTTTTGCCTTACAAATCCTTAAGAATTCTTCGTTTTCCATTCCTTACCTCCTACGCATGTTCAATTCTCGAAATCCCATACTCAACCGCACACTCATGTTCGATTTTACATCCTCTTGCTTTCTGCCAGTCTTTTGCAAAATAGGCAATATCAGCACCAGATAAAAGCTCCAATGACTTTCCAAGGAACCACAGAGGTTTTGCTCCTACCGGTGCTGACTGGAAGAAAGAATCAATAACCTCTACAGGTTCTCTCAACAGCTCTTCTGCCGCTTTGATTGCCACTTTTCTCTCTGCAAGAATCTCCTCGTCTGCTTTACCGCTCATTGGCTGACTGATAAATAATTTCTTCATTTCTTGTCCTCTCTTTCTTAAAAAAGTGTATAAAAATACCACCTGTCATTTCTGACTGGTGGTATTTACCTTAACACCTTTTCAATCTGCTCTACTCTTAAATCTTCTGTTACTGTTCCGTCTTTAGTGTCAATGTCTGCAATAAAATATTTATCAGGTTCATATATTTCTACTATGGAAGCTCTGTTTCCATCTTTCAAAAGAACCCTATCATATAATTTTATGTTTTCCATCATTATCACTCCTATTTATCAACATACACTGATACAAGCCTCTTATCCTCATCATCTTGAATCCACGCAGTTAAAACTTTTGCTTTCTTTCCATTCGGTCCTGTCAATTCTAGTATTTGCTCATATCTCATACCATAACCATTATCGCCCTTTTCAATAAATTTGTCTTCCACGAGATTATCTAAGATGTTTTGCCTTAAATCTTCAAAATTATCAACTGTATATCCCAGCGCACTCTTAAATGCCTTTGCCTTATCAGGGGCTTTTAATGGATTAAGTGAATATTGTGTAAATTTCTCATCTGGCATCTTATTTGCAAATAGCTGTAGGTTCATCTTTATTGTACCAGAATCAACAGATTTTGCAATACTCTTCACACCTGCTTTCGATTTGGCTTCATTTATGATTCTTGCTACATTGTCCGGTATCTTCCTACCTTTTTCCATTGCCAAGAAACCCTCTGCAAATGTCTCATAAGGGCTGTCTGCTGCATATTTACTGATTGTAGCAGCATTGATTTTTGCCTTGGCAGATCTCGTAGTATTTATATCATATCTCCAGTCTCCGTTTATCAACTTTCCACCAAGTTCTTTCGCGCCAAACACCTTTGATTTCTGGACATAATCCACATCAGCATGTCTGTGTATAAAGTGCCCGTATTCATGGGTGATTGTGTCTGTAAGATTTTCTCTTACTGCCATACGCTGAATATTAAGCTCTATTTCTGCCTCTGCTTTACTGATAACAGCTTTTTCTCTCTCATATCCTTTTATATTTTTATCAGCCAGAATCTTCTCTGCGTTCTTCAGATTTTCTTTCTGTATATTGACAATTCCACTCTTTGTCCTATATTCAATTAAAGATTCTTCGGATTTCTTTACGGTATCAGCATATTTTTCAATATCATTGAATTTGTTGGAAATATAAATCTTGTCATCAAGCCAATTGTATGAAGCTGTTGCATCAGGAACTTTCTTTGGACTGTATACGATTCCTTTTGGCATAATGCCATATTTTTCTTTGAGATTCTTCAATGTATCCTCTAATGCATCAACCGTTTCAGGTGTCATTTTCTTAGACAACTTAATCTCTTCAACTATGCCAGCCTTGAGAAGCCGTTTTTCTGCTTCATTCTTGTAAACTTCCTGTTTTACAATTATAGACTCATTAAGTGCATCTATGCGTTCTTCTGATTTCTTTCTATTGACAGCAAGGTTTTTCAGGTTCTCCATATCTTCAGAAGATCCAGTAAGATCAAAGTATACTTTCTTCTCAAGTTCTTTTTCTTTTTCAATGCTGTCATTAATCTGCTTCTGGATATCTGCGACCTGAGTTTTAATATCATTGATTCCAGATTTAGCATTTTCCTTATCAAATACTGCATGCCGCTTCTTCCATTCTTCTCTTCTTTGTGCAGCTCTTTTCTGAAAATCTGAATCATTCCGTAAAACTTCTGCCTGTTTCTCCCACTCATTTTTCTTTATCTCATACTGCTTCTGATTCTCTGGATCCAGTGAGAAATCTGCAAGTCTTCCAAATTTCTTTTCCTGACGTTCAGCATATTGCTGTTTAGCTTCCTGTTTCGCTGTATCTTCAATATCAGCAATCTCTTGCTTGTTATATTTCGGATCTACTTTCGTGATGCCCGGAAAATATGTAGTATGAGAATCTTTGCATCGGGGATGATAAAGCCCAGCTGCCACTGCTGAGGACATCAATGGATATTTACCATCTTTACTGCTGCCACCACTCCACACATCGTCAATCAGAATTTTTCCCACAAACGGAAGACACTTCGGACACGGGGATCCTCGTTTGTTCATAATTACAAGATGTAACCCCCACTGTTGCCGCATTTCGCCTTCTCCTTGCAGGTAAGCTCTTTTACTTGCGGTCCGAATTGCCATGTCTGCATAATCAGAAAGCGTGTGTCGCGCTCCGTTAGCGTATTCAACACAATTCAGTCCCGCTGAAAGAAAATCCTTTGTTGCCATGTCCACGGCTTTCTCATACGTTCCTGCGCCGGTATTCGCATATACCTGAGCATTGTATATGATCTTACGGTACTGGTCATTTGCCATACGCAGAACTGCCGCTTCTGCTTTCTGCATATCTGCTGTGGTTGCCTGGATTAATGCGTCCAGCTTACGATCATTGACTTTGAAGAATTCAGCAGTACCGCCTTTAGTTATCTTCTTGGCAGGAAATCCATTCTTGATCTCCTCCAGGATCCTTTTCTCCTGGTTCATACCACCTTCAGATCTTGCAAGGCTGATCAGCGCTTCAATCTTTTTGTTGATGTCTTTAAACTGTTTGCCATATTTCTTCTGGTTGTCATGCTTGTACTTTTCCAGAGATTTCAGCATTTCTGCCTGCCACATGGACCAGTGTTTCTTTTCATCTGTCTCTTCCTGCTTGTGATTCTCGAAGTTCCTGATCATAGACGCGATTAGTTCATTTTCAATCGCTTCAAAAGCAGTACCGATGTCATATTGATCATTTATCTTTGCCATTTGACCATACCTTGAATCCCTGTGACTTAAACTGTCTCGTCAGTTCCTTCAGTTTTGTGATACTTTCACATTTGTCCCTCCGGAACTCTGCGTAATCAGCTTTCTCTACCGCGTAAATACCCATCGGCACCTGCTCCTTTGCTATTTGAAGCATTCCCTGGTATTCCTTTCGGCTCATTCGGTACATTCTTGGTCCTACCTTTACCCGCATCACCTTCACCACCTTCCAGATCTACGCGGAAATTACCTGCATCCAGGTTAACTGCTGGTTCTTCCATGTCCTGTATTCCCTGCTCTGCCTTTAAACGGGCAACTTCCTCTTCCTTGCAATGATCATCCAGTGTATCACCGTACAGTTCTTCTACGCACCGCTCAATACTCATAATGCCGCCCTGTTTAGCCTTGGCAACTGTTTCTACCTGGCTTTCAAATGACGGATTCGCATACTCTCCAAACGGAATATTGACCTTTACTTCTTCAATGCCCTTATTGTGCAAAATATTATCTGCATTGATACACATTGAAACAACTCCCGGAAGGGTTTCCTGCAGTGCCTTTACGATTGCATTTCTGGTATACAATGTAGTCTTTTCTTTTTCTCTCTGTGCTTCTGCATTATCCAGTTTCTTTACATCGATTCCCAATGTCGATGGGCTGATTACGCCCTGCAGGCACAGATCCAGAGCTGTTATATACGATGCCATGTAGCTGTCATGTGGAATAGTCGGCTGATCAGTGATGACCTGATTCTTCTGACCTTCTCGCATATCCCCGTCTGCTGCAAAGTAACGATTGTCGAATGGGTTCGGTTTTATCAGCATTCCTGTTTCCGGATCATGTGGCACCAGACATTCTGGAATATAGGTCTTTGCTCTGCCGGCTCTCAGTGCATCCATCCACTGGGACCATGTTTCATCCAGTGAATCATAGCTGTCGAGCTTGCCATCAAATATACTGCCGCCTCTGCCCTCATATCGGGCTGATTCATAGATCATGAATGGTTCTGCAAGCATGATTGATTCATCAAATGTGATATCTGTCAGATTTTCAGTTGCTTTGATAGACTTGATATCAACTAGCTTGTTATCCAGATACAGTTCATTGATGATGTAGCCATATCCATAACGCTCATTCAGGACGTACACTTTGCCCTTTTCTTTGTATGGTGTCTTGAACACAATCTCCCGGATCCGGTCTCTCTGGTAAACGAATTCAACTCTTTCGCCCGGATACCATTCCAGAATCGGATATTCACTAATCGTAGTATCTATAGCAACTTTAAAAGCGCCATCTCCGATAAACAGTGTTTCTTTGAGGGCGCTTTCAATCTTTTTATAAAACTTATTGTCTTCCTCAATCTCTTTCCACAACTGTTCCTGTGCCGGCTGTTCGAATTCAAATTCGTTCATATCCGGAAGAACAGCAAAAGAAAGCACTTTAACTGTCAGTCCTGGAAGACCTGTGTGGATCTTACGCATATCCATGCCAGGTGTTGATCTGCTGGCCCAGAACTTGTGTTTATCTGCAAATTCTGCATTCTGCTGATAGATCTGCTCAAGCTCATTGCCGTCGCCTCTGTACCAGATACGATTCAGAATCGCATGTCCTTCAAAATCCATCATCTCATTAACCTGGAAGTTAAAGGGATTTGCCGGAAGAACATTCAACCAGCTCCTGACAGTCTTTTTTATGTTTTCATTTAATCTTTCCATCCATTTCACCTTTTCTGTTCCTCCACCTCAAATCCAATCATATTCCGGAATGGAATCCAGCCATACTGCTGCGAGTTGATCGTATGATCGTTTTTATCTTCCGGAACGTCTTTCTCATCATCCCAGGAATATTTCTCCATCTCAGAGATATGATTGGTGCATGTATCTAAAACCAGATAGCAGTCCTGCTGGATCCAGCCAAGCTGAAGCTTGATCCTATCCAGTATTGTTACTTTCTTGTATGATTCCACGAAATTATAAAGACAGCTGTGCAGTCGCTTATACTTCCGCAATTCTGTGATTGTCGCTGCATCTGCACAGTCAACAAACGTATCTTTTGCGAATCCCCAGTCTTTGCGGCATCTTTCCAGAAACTCTATAAATTTTACTGCCGTATCTGACGGGGCAAGCGGCTGATCCAGATCTTTGTTGCTGTATACCTTCTCAGCAAGTGTGATCAGCTTCCTGTCTTCCGTAATCCCCTGGAACATCATTGCAATCGTGTCCGGGGACTTGGATGAGTATGAAGTATCGAGGCCGCAAGTAAACTTTTTAAATCTGATCTTGCCTGCTGCCATCTGGGACCTGACCCATTCCTCAGAAACAACATGCTTCTTTCTGAGGAAATTTGGAAATACCAGACCGGTTGCTTTTCCTCTCAGCCCCTCAATCTTGTTTTTCCAGATCTTTGTTCCCTTCGGAGTATTCTGTATGATTCTCTGTTTCTTTTCTTCCGGAAGACCGGCATTATCGTCAAAAGAAAAGAACCAATGTACCCATCCGGGTTTTGGTTCTTCTTTCAGCTCGTCTTTGATTTCCTGCGGTGTGCCGTCTTCCCATTCAGGAAGAGGTCTGCTGCAATTGATATATTCCTTGTACACGTCAAGGCTTGGATCATCAGGGTTAAGGGTTGCTATAAGATAATCACAGCGCATAGATGCTTCACGAACAAAATCAATATTCGCTGTATTGACCTCATCGATGTACAGACATCCATACTGACCGCCAAGTGCATCCTTCCACTTGCTCTTGTTTCCATATCCGACCACAAAAATGATTTTATCCCCGCCGGATGTATGGAACAGAATGTGTGGCATCTTGTATTCTCCGGATCCATTTCCTTTGTACTCAGTCAATATTCCGAAATCATCCAGAATGCCGAGATCTTTGTTGATGATGTTTTTTTCTGCGGCTCCCGTGTCATCTGCTGCCAAGATATGCAGTTTCTTTGTCGATTCAGCAACCTTCAGCATAAATTTAAACAGACCAACAGTCGTCTTTCCCGCCGCTGTCGTGCCTTCCAGGAACTCAACCGGGGCATCGCATCTTAGGAATGCTTTATATTTTTCCGAAAGTACCAGACGTTCAGTGCTCACTATCCACCACCACGCAACTGTTCCAGGATATCTCCCAGTTTCTTTTTCTCTTCTTCCAGGCCTGATACTTCCACCCTGTCTTTGAACATTCCGAGATGTCTGCCGAGGAGCTCCAATGCTTTTTCCTTGTCATTCAGTTTCAGCTCAATGCCAAACTTGCCTTCTTTTATTCCGGCAATAGCTTTAATCTGCTGTTCTGATAACCCTGCTGTATCTTTTATGACAACGAATCCGTCTTTTACTTCTGCGAAATCAGTAGCTCTTGCAAAAGCAATAGCCGCCAGTTCTTCAAGGACCCTGTCCTGCGTTATTTCTGTTCGTTTCTGGCGCTCTTCCATCCGTTCCTGGATATATGCCGCAACCTTGACATTTCTCAACATCCTGCTGCCAGCCTGGGCCGCTGTTTCATCCTTCTTTACAGACGGATATGCTACCTTGTAAGCCCTTGTGGCATTAAGATCTATCAGGTATTCATCTGCAAAAATCTTCTGTTTTTTTGTCACTCAGGCTCACCTTCTTTCTTTTATTCAAAAATACAGTCCTGCCAGCACCATAATGACGGCCGGTTGTCGCCATGCCGAAAGGAGGTGCGCTAACACTCACACGCAGTGAATCCTCTGCCTAAAGCATGTAAGTGCTGGTGCTGTGCACGCTGTACGATAATTTGCATTAGAAAAGGTGCCCGAGTTGGGCACCTGAATATTTTAAAGGCAGAACCTGCTACCGACTCTGCCTCTTTTGGAGTTATATGCGTAAGTCACGTGTGTAGATCACGCGATCGGAACAGATGGAATCGGACCACCGACACGCTGGATATAAGCCAGCTGCTCTACCACTGAGCTATGTTCCGGGATGTCCTGATCTGAGCACCACCAGAGACCAGGACGGGGGATTCATCATATCTTATATGCGATATCTTATATGCGGAAGATACGTATGAGAAAAGAAAACTGAACGTCTTGGCTATTTCCAATTCGTTCATGATATACTATAACATCTTTGAAGCGGACATATCGGACAAAACGGACAAACTTTAATTTTTTTCAAAAAATCTTTTAAATTCTTTTCTTACACTTTCCTCTGTAGTCTTCCGTCCCATCCGATCTGCTACCTGCTGCCAGGTCATTTCCTCGAAGATCTTGTATTTAATAATCCGCTGCATCCGGAATGGGATTGATATCATCCAGACTTCTACCTGAAGCTTCAGTTCTTCTGCTTTCTCTTTTTTCTTTTTCAGGATTTCTTTCTTGGCTCTGATCTTTCTGTCATCTTCATATGAGTACGTTGTTCCCTGTACTTTGAAGTGCTGTGGATTATAAGGGAATTCCGGATTACTGCCAGATACTGTCTCATTTGCCGTGATACTCTTTCTTTCCTCCAGCTTGTGGATTTCTGCCTCAGTCTCTTTGATCACCTCACATGCATCTATGTACTCTTCCAGAATTCTCTTGTCCATGATGTCAGCCTCCCCGTTTCCATTTCTTCTTGGTTTTTCTGTCTCTGATCTCTGTTATCTCCAGTCCCATCCTGTATGCCATTGCCCGAAGGATACAGTAATCTCTGTATATCTGTTCTGGCATATGTCCTTCACCTCTAATAGCTTCACCAGCTGTTGGATCCGGATATCCTTCATGATTTCTGTATGCCATAGCTATTCACCTTCATCCTTTATGCATATATCCCAATATTCACAGGTCAGACAGCAATGTCTGCACTGTTTCTTTCTAGCTCTGAATATCCAATGTATTAATCTCTTCATTATTCCGTCTCCTTATAGCACTCCGGAAGTGGCATCCAGGCAATTGGTTTCCAAGATTCGCTTAATTTGCTTGAGGTTAATTCTGAACAGAATTCCTTTTCGTTTGTATAGAAAAGCTGTTTTCCCTCTTTCATATAATTCGTGAAAGCCTTGCAGACACCTCTTTGTCCAAATTTATTCTCAACTGTAAGTAACACTGGATAACCACAACAATTCGGCATATCACTGATCGGAATCCAGTTACTTTTATTTGGTTCTGCATCTTTGATATCTAATATCTCTATCATCTTTTCCTCTTTCCTTTTACATATTTCGAACATTCTGCTTCCGGCTGTCCCATATTCCGGCTATGGCCGGTTTTACCGTAATAATCGCATTTGTATACTTTTGCAAGCTCTTTCCGTGTTCCATAGATACATGTCCGACATTTCTTTGTATCAAATACTTTCTGCGGTTCTTTTTCTTTTCGGTATTTACCTAAGCCGTACTTCCTGATCCAGTTTGTTACCGTTTCCGAGCATGTTCCAAAATATTCTGCAATCTGTTTTGATGTGCATCCGTTCTGCAGCATCTTGATCACAACTTGTTCATCATAGGTGCTTTGCTTTGTTTTGGTCTTCAGACCGTATTCCTTCATTTTCTTGAATACAGTTCCTTGTGAGACTCCCAGCTCTACAGCAATCTGTGTCTGTGAGTATCTTTTATCTATGTAATTTTGCAATGTTTCTTTTGCTATTTCCACTTTATCCATATTGATGTCCTCTCAGGAAATTACGCATCATGGATTCTCTCCAGTCTGGCTTATGATCAGCACATTCATCATCATCTTCCACCAGGATCCCTTTGCGGTCGCAAAGGCCGTCATCATTGTCTTTACAGGTCTTACATGTCTTATCTTCCATACACATTCTCCTTATAAATAGCTCTTTCCGAATATTTCTATGAACTGCTGCCGGCTGTGCGTCCTCTCATACTCTTGCTGCCCGATCCGGTGCAACAGCCTCATTGTTTCCGGGCAGTTGTGCACTGCCAGCGGTCCCATTGTGTGGTGATCCAGGCAGAGCCATACCTTCATCCCAGTTTCTTCGGAATGTTTCCGGTTGGGTCCTCCAAATATATGATGCTCATCTATAAACAGATGTTTCTTGTAATTCCCGTCCAGGAGCATGCAGAGATAGCATGTCCCATTTTTCTCATGCAGAAGACTTTTGGGATGTTTCATTCTCTTCTTCTTTTTCTTTTGTGTCTTTGGAAAAATCAATCCTGACTGATCCATGTTCCGCTCCTTTCCGGAGGAGGCTATACAGGCACCTCCTCCTGTGTGAGATATATGTGATTTTAGATAGCACCCGTTACTTTAATTGCCAAAATGCAATATCCATCTTCCAGACCGGTATAATCTTCAAGTATGTATGTGATCTCTGTCTGGATGTTCCTGCCTGTATGCCTGCCTTCTTTGAATTCCATAAGGTCCAGGCTGTCTCCTACGTGAAAATTGTCATTCTTGCAGAACCAGAAAGACATCTTTCCAGAAAGAACATCATCGTAATATGATGCCGCCATCCTGAGCTGCTTCGTCTTCTTTGGCTCATCTGATGGAAGATGTTCCATTTTCTCCTGGTCTTCCTGCTCCTGAAGTTTCTTCTTTGTTTCTCGGTCAATCCTTGCCTGCTGCTTGTTATATTTCTGTTCCTCATTTTTTTGCGCCGGCGCAATTTCCGGTTCTGGCATATATTCCGGATGGTTCTGGATTCTGTCCTGTCCCGGTATCTGGTCTTCCTGCTCCTGGAGCTTCTTCTTTGTTTCCCTGTCGATTTTCGACTGCTGCTCGTTGTATTTCTGCTCTTCTGTTTTTTGCGCCGGCGCAATTTCCGGTGCTGGCATATATTCCGGGTGATTCTGGATTCTGTCCTGTCCCGGTATCTGGTCTTCCTGCTCCTGGAGCTTCTTCTTTGTTTCCCTGTCGATTTTCGACTGCTGCTCGTTGTATTTCTGCTCTTCTGTTTTTTGCGCCGGCGCAATTTCCGGTGCTGGCATATATTCCGGGTGATTCTGGATTCTGTCCTGTCCCGGTATCTGGTCTTCCTGCTCCTGGAGCTGTTCTGTCTGTTCGATTTTGTTGGACTCAACAGCTTCACCGAAGCAAGTCTCCCAAGCACGGTCTCCTGCTGCCCCTTCGAAGATCTGTCTTGTCCGGTCGGCGAATTCCTGGTATGTCATCTTTACCGGATCATCACCAAACACTTTTACAAGGATTTCTGTATCCAGATTATAAAACATCAGGAAGACAGTTCCTTTCCGGTAACTCCTGCTGCCGGATGGGGAAAGCAATTCTGCAAGATCTTTCATTTCCATGTCGGATCCAAAGAATGTATTCATGGTTTCCCGGTTATCATGCCAAAATTCGTATATGGTCGCCTGTATCTTTTCTTCTGTTGTCTGTGCATTCTTCCAGTCCAAAAGATTGTCCGGGCTGGACTCATTTTCCTTATTGAACCGGTTCAGCTCTCGGATGTCTTCTTTGTGTGCTTCCGGCCGGATCATCTCGTGATCTTCTTCCGGGATCTGAAGCATTTCTTCCAGCTGGGAACGGTTGTAATCCTTGTACTCATCCCTCAGTTCCGGTGTATCTCCGGGTACGGAATATTTCTCATAAACTCTAATAAAACGGCTCGTACCGGTCGCGCTCATGCCATATTCCGCTTTGGCAAATTCTGCGATGCTATTGTAACCATCATTTTTGTATGCTCCGGATTTATCGATACGGCTCAACTGCCATCCGATCCGGACGAAGCTCTTTACGATCGTCCCAAGGTTGTTTTTGATATCATTTTTACACTGGATGTAATCATCCAGACTCAACTGCATGTATTCCATTGTGTTCTCCCTTCCTTTTATGCTGTCTGTTTCTGCATTTTCTTTTTATCCCTTAACTGCTCTGTATAGTTACCCAGCCATTTCTGCATGTTTTTCTTATCCGGTTTACAGTCCTTGTTTCCGTACCATTGCAGGATGCGATTTCTTCTTGATTCAATCTCCACTGTGATATATGGCTCTTCCGGAGCAATCTTAAAGCGTAACATCAGGATATAGCTCTCGCCCTCATTGTGTTTCCGCAGATAATTATCACCGCCGACACAATGGTGAAGAGTCCTGCCTTCCATCACGATCTCCGATGCCGACCGTGCCGGACGGATGATATAACTGTCGTCCTCGAAAAGATATTCGTTCCTGAGCTTCCTATATTCTGACCGGATGTTCGGAAATCTCCGTTCTGCTTCTTTAAGCCGCTTATCCGCTTTATCCTTGTTTGCTTCTGCTACCATCCTGTCATGTGCATCCTTTAAGTCTCTCGGGAACTGGTATACTGTATTGTTCAGGTCGTAACCAAGACTCAGCCGCATTTCAAGATAATCCATGTAAGTGCGCGCAGTCTGTTTCAATTGTTCGCTTGACATGCCGCACAATGTCCATACTGGCATCCTGCATACTTTGCAATATGGTTTAATAGCTTCTGCAGGTTTATATATCTGGTTGCCATCTCGATCTGTCCGCCTGTCAGTTCCAGTTCGGCCAGCTTTTCAATCTGCTCCTCCGTCCATATCCTCTGCAGTCTTTTCTCTGCTTTCATGATCTGCAACATATGGATATTCCCTTTTGTATGGATCAGCTGTTTTACACGTTCTTTTCGTATTCCCAGAAAATCATCTGGCCGTGTAGCGTCCTGGTCAGTTACAATCCCATATCTGCAGTTGACCAGTTCTGTGACCACATCGGTTAATCCCATCTTAGTCAGTATTTCAATCTGCGGTGTCTCCATGTATCTTTGCAGGTACATCCTTGGATCTGTCTTTCTGACTGCTGCCGCGTATTCTTTCAGTGCACAGTATTGATATGCTGTTCCCTGCAGTTCCTGGTATGTCTCTGACAAGATCGGTGCAGGATGTATCGTGATATTGGCATTTCCATACAGATTACAATCATCCCAGTAATCTTCTCCGGAATACCAGCTATGCTTATGAAAATCTGTCTGTGTATTTTCTCCCGGTGCCAGATATGTCCTTGCAACCTCCACGCCTGACATTTCTTCGTAGGCACCATGCATCTCATCACCATTTTCCCCCGCCAGAATCTCCAGAGTCCATTTTTTGGAGACTTCCAGGTACCGCATGACTATGCCTTTTTCTTTGTATTTCTGTCCAAGAAAAAGATGGATTTTCCTTTCATGGCTGCCTTTTACTTTTCCCTGACACTTATAGATTCCGGAAGCTCCACACAATTTGCATCTTCCTATGTTTCCTTCTCTCGGTTCTTCCACCCGTCTCATAAACTGGCTTTCGTAGGATTCTCCGGGTTTCCATCTCGCATCGGTTACCCCGCCGCATTTACTGCATGCGATCTGTACCATGCTTCCCCGTTTCTTGTAGTACAGGTAATGCTTGTTCCTGAAATATACATCATCTGCTGTTTTAAGGATTTTTTTCTCCGGCAGGGGCTTTGTATTCCTGATCCTTTCTTTCAATGCCTGCTGCCGACGTTCATATTTTCTTTCTTCAATCTTTCTCCGGGCAGTGATCGTGATATCATCCTGTTTTTTCTTGACATAATCCCACCAGCGGTCTTCGTCCCACACTCTGGATTTGCAGAAGTTCTTTATCCGGTTCATATCATCTTCACTTTGGAGGACGTTCTTCTTTTTCTCGTTCTCCCATGTATCTCGGCTATCCTCAGGCGGTGTCCAGATCAGTCCTCTCCAGCCACCGCCCGTCTTAATCCTCTGTTTTGACCAGCTTTCATCCTTTGGAAAATATGTACCAAAATCCTTTTTCGTGACCACGATCCGGACCAGCGGAGTTTCCATTGATGTCTTTTTGTTCTGGTATACTTCCAGAAACAGGTGCTTCTCATGCCCGATTACCTTAACTGCCGTCACCCCGACATATTTCACATCTTTTTTACAGATTACGGAGGGCAGTTTCAGATATGGGATCTTCTCTATCGTTTTCTTCTTCATTTATTGCTGCCTCCCAGGTAATATTCTCGGATCATCTTCTTTGCTTCTGCCATTCCTGGAATACCGAAATCTACCCTGCTGGCAATGATCTTTGCCGCTTTAACGATTTCTTTCGCCACGGCAGTTCTGTTATTAAAAGAATATTTCAGCAGGACCGCCATGCATTCCTGCAGGGATTTTCCCTGCTTCCGAACCTGATGAGCGATCATCACTTCTTCCATGCACAGGCCTTTTATGTACTCCACCCAGTCAAGCATGAGACCGTTCAGTTTCAGCCCTGCTGCCTCAACGTCCAGTTTTCCTAAAGCAGCTGTAGTGGAATCGCATAATTCTGGAATCGCTCCTTCCAGGTACATCTCTACAAAATCATCTGGGATCCCATTTTCTTTTGCCATCACACGCAGACTGTCAATATCCCCTTCATTGAACAGATTCTCTGCAAGTTCATTTATCTCTTTATAGCTGTCCATTTCTCCAAATTTATCAAACATACATATCTCCCTCTTATCTACAATTTTCAATCGGTGACAATTTGTCACCGATTCAATCCCTGTTTTCCCACATTTCTTTCAAGTAGACCGTGCTTTTGCACTTTTTTATCCGCATTTTTCAACCAGGGTACAAGTTGTACCCCGTTTTTCCCTATTTCTTTCAAGTAGAGCCTGTCTCAGAATACGGAAGCATGGACTCAACTTTGAACCGGATTGCATGCGGTTGTACAAGTCTCTCCAGTTGCTGCCACAGATCTGCATTCTTAAGCTCCTGACCGTTTCCCCTTTTCCATCCATCAGATTTCCATACCGCCATCTTTCCATGTCCATTCGCCAGATAATGGCTGTCTGTATGGATTGTGATCATCGCCGGCCGGATCATCCTCTGCAGTGCTGCAACTGCACATTCCATCACAAGCTGATGTCCTGTCACATCCTGTACGTCAGTCTTCTTCTCCAGTATTTTCCCCTGGCACACCAGGATATACCGGTACCAGGCTTTCCTCAGCTTTGGAGCATGCGAGGATGTGATCAGAAATATATGTACCTCCTGCATCTTTAAATCCTCCTTTTCAACTGCACTTTTCTTTTTGGCTCCGGAAATCTCGCCATCGTATATCTACGATACTTAAAGCCTGTCACCTGGTTGATTCCCTCGTGAATGGATATGATGTAATAACCTTTTCTTGGCTTCACTTCATTCTTCCATCTCACCAGTTTATCTACGTGAGGTTTTTTCAACGGCATGTTGCGACTGGTGTTGTAACTGGTTTCCTTCAAACGCGGCTTCGCCGGAGCGCCGTCCTTCTTTATTTCCTTTGTATGCTCATCTTTTGTCATGTAAGCAGCAAGCTTTGAAAAATCCTCATCGTATACTTTAGGCTCATTCCTGATCTCAACTGCATAGATCCCGCCTTTTTTCCATGCCTTCTGCATGATACTGGCAGTATCTCCAATCTCGTTCACCACAAAGTGGATATGCCATGCTCCTTTTGTGCCTCTTTCAATATTTCGGATCCAGAACAATTCCCTGTTTCGTTTCTTATACTCTATCCGAACGATCCGTATTGCCTTCTGAAAATCTTTCAATGCTGTTTTCATATCAGGTGGTCTGTTTGCCTGACTATACGTCCATGTACCAAAGCAATCGCCAACATTGAAATATTCCAACAGCTTATGCCTGCATCTCTTCACTTTGTTATTTATATTCACCAGACGCATCTGCTCTTCTGTAGGCTTTTTCTTTTTTATCCGTTTCTGTCCGGGAGCTCCATAATTGCCATCATGATTCTCTTCTATCTCAATGATCTTTCCATTCCGGAATCTGTACTCTTTTCTTCTGGTAGCCATAGTCTTATGTCCTAACTTTAATATCTTTATCAAGTACTATACGGGGCTGTTCCCCCCGTGAAAAAAGTCAAATAAAAACAGGATCTCTCCTGCAAGCTATTGACGTTATGTCCTCCGGATGGTAATATGTATATAGTAGGTTTTGTCCGGAGGACATGATTTTTTTGGTCTGTACATTGCAGTGTACAGATCATTTTTTTATGCCTTTATGCATTGATATAAGTTCTCTCAGTTCTTCTGGCGTCCCAAGATCTTCATAAGCTCCAAGAAGATTAGCAACTTCGCCAAATACCGTAAGCTCTTCCTGCTGCCATTCCAGCCTTAATGTTTTCTGTGTGCTCATCGGGATCCTGTACGAACCATTTGGATTCTTTCTTGTTAGTCTCATTCTTTTTTCCTTTAATCAACAATTTCTCCATACATGCCACCGTTTGGCTATGTACACTGCTACGATCAGTGCTAGTGCTCCGGCAAGCTGTTCGCCTGCATTGTTCCAGATCCAAAATGGAAGATAGCTTGCACATCCTCCGATCAAGATGGAATCTATTAAATCTTTCATGCTTGTCCCCCCTGCCGCCCTTATCCGGCAGCTCTCTTCTCATAGTTCATTGCCTGTAATGCGTTTTCCACACGTTCTCGGATAATTTCAGATGCTTTTGCACCTGATACCTCCTCTTTTACACCATTAACCTGTATTCTGGTGATAAACTCTATCTTCTTCACGGCCTCACCTCCCTGTGATATGGTATGAAATTCTTATGATTATGGTTACTCATCAAGTTTTCTCGATATCTGTCGAATCATCTTGTGCATATTGTTTTTTATGTTCTCAGCTCTTATACTTTATTCACAGGGCACTGCCATGCCTGAGTCTAAAGAAAGGAGGTATGATCCATGGGTGTTAATGAATCTGCAAAATATCAGCTTGCAAAAACATTTACAGAACTCGCTATTCAGAACGACTTAATTGATAAGCGTGCGACTGCAACTGCAACAGCTGAAGAAGTTACAAATTTCTTTAATACGATTGTAAAAACAATCAACAAACCCACAGAAGAATAATTAATTAACTTCAAGCCCAGCCCTGGCGGATATCAGTTTCGCCAGGGCTTCTACCATGTGCGAAATGTTTTTATCCTCATCAAAAGAATCTTCTTTAATTTTTTCCTGGATTCTATTACATACAGCCACGATAGTCTCATCGACCTTGTCTTTCACCCTCACTCTCTCACCCCCTTACGCTGATTCCTTGTTGTCTGAATCGGTTGCAAACAGCATTGACTTTTCATATTCGTTCTCCTATCCTTGTTTTACAGGGCACTGCCATGCCTGAATATTTACCAAGGAGGTTTCTATGAAAAACGATCAAAAAAATAACCCTTTCTTAAATCCAGAACTACAAAACTTGCAAAATTCTTTAAATCAAATTAAGCGTGCTTATTCTGGATATTCCCAAATTATTCTTCCACCTGACTCATTGTCTTCTCGTATACATCAGCTGCAGGAAGAAATAGTAAAACCCTATAGACAAATTTTTCAGTTATACACGCCCACCATGGTTGCCTCGTTAACAGACTCTCTCTCCAAAATGTCTGAAATTATGACTGCCACTGTTCGAGAAAATATAACTACTGGTGTATATAACAATTTAAATGAGTCTTTAAAGCAATCATTGTCTCTTCTGGAACTTCAAAACCAATTTTTGAGTGTGCCTCCTGAATTACTTTTCCATTCAGATTTCTCCAATTACTCAAAAGATCTCGGTGGATTATCAGAAGACGATTTTGTAATTGTTGACGACACTACTGTTAAAACTTATGAGCTACCCGATTCTGTATATATTCCTATTGGTAACAGCAGAATAAAAATGCCTACAGCTTTCTTGCTGGAACTCATCGGTTTTATCGTTACCACAATTCTTTCAATTTCCATTGCCATTGCTCAATCTGCTTCATCAAAAGAAGATCAAAACGATTTGATACGCATAGAAGAATCTCAGCTTGAACTACAGCGCTCTCAAAATGAAATGTTACAGCAGCTACTGCACAATATAGATGCCTCATCCTCTAGCAAAGCCGAAACGATCAAAGAATTGAAAGAAACTGTCGAAGAGCTGAATAAACAGTATTCACAGACTCAAGACACATGCTCACCTGTTGAAGCAGGTAATGATAATTCTGAATCAAACGAAGACACTGACATCCAAAAATAACGGTAAACACAATCGTTGATATCTGCGTAAGCATTAAACTGGTTTTTAACCTGCATATTTGCCTACGCAGATTTTCAATTTCTTCTTTTTCTCCCATCTCTCTCACCTCCTTACGCTGATTCCTTCTGATCTAATAATATCGCCATGTTTTTATGTATAAAATCATTATTTGGCGCTTGCAACACAATATATCGTTGTGCAGAACGCATTTTCGTACTATATATTGACGCACAAATATTTTTATAGTACCATTCTATTAGAACGTTCGAAAATCTAATAGAAAGGTGGTGTTTACCAATGAATATGATTCCTGTATCATCTTCTAATATTTCAAGTATTGGATACCAGAGCGGAACTCTGTACGTTTCTTTCCATAGCGGTGGATTATACGCGTACTCAGGAGTACCGGAATCTATTTATCGTGAGCTTATGTCTGCATCTTCTCATGGAAAATATTTAGCATCTCAGATAAAAGGCAGATATCCATACAAACGTATAGGTTAATCAATAATGATCAGAATCACTGCCGGACCATTGACGGATAACTTCTTATCCTGATGCGGTTCGGCATATTCTGTTTTTACACCTTCTCTTTCTTTCAGCTCTTCTACTAATTCTTTTGTAGAAATTTTTTCAAGCATCTCTACTACGCTCCTTTCTCTATTCCAAAAAGGTAATTTATTTCTACTCCCAGAGCTTTTGCGATTCTTGGAATGTCGCATGCTTTAATTAAGCGTCTGCCATTAAGCATGTCACTTAATTCCTGTGGTGTATAACCAGCATTTTCTGCAACATACAAATTTTTTAAACCTTTTTGAGCTATGATGATTTTTAATCCATTTGATAAAGGTTCATTTGCTTCGGCAATAGTCATTCTGGTATTCCTCCTTTCTGTACCTGTTTTTCTGGTATATCTGCATATTATATCAGTTTTTCTGGTTTGTCAATATGTTTTTATCAGTTTTTCTGGTTTTTTATTGACTGTACCATTTTTTTGTAGTAATATCTCAATATAAGGAGGTAGGACGATGAGTTTTGGAAGTAGATTAAGAGACAAGCGTAAAGAACTGGGGATTACACAACCAGCTTTAGCAGAAAAGTTGGGTGTTAGTCAAAGCGCTATTGGAAGCTGGGAAACAGATGTTAATTCCCCTCGCGCAACTCTTTTGTATGATTTGTTTGATATTTTACATTGTGACGCAAATTACCTTTTTCAAGATGAGACTAAACAGTTATATAAAAATGAAGCGTCCCCGGAAGAATTTGAAAATATAATAAAAAAATACCGTGAACTTGATGATCACGGTAAAGATATGGTAGATACTGTTCTGCAGAAAGAATTTGATCGTATTGCTGATATACAGAACGCAGAAGCTAAAGTTGAAATTATCGATGTTAATATGGATGATATAAAGTCGAAGTCTTCTGTAGCTGACGCATACGTTGACGATGGATCCAGTAATATAATTGATGTTAATCTCGACAAAACTACGCGCCAGTTCGATACTATTGCAGCTCATCACGAAGGCGATTGCTACACAGATGCCGAACAGGAAGAAATTCACAAATTTAAAGAATCAGTAAAAAATAAGAGGAAATAGTGGCAGATATGCCAGATGTACATTGACAATATAATATATTTACCCAGGGAACTGTTGGTCAAGCATCTACTGGTCAA